GTGACCTTTAAGTGGTGGGTGACTGCAGCACCGAGAGGTTCTAGTTATTCGTATAGTGCATGGTTTAGAAATGTCACCGGCAACGCGTTGTTGGATCAGATCAACACGGACTATGTCAAGGTCATTAAGAGCGGCGTTTGGAAGCCACACGATGGCTATATGGACAATGCAAGCGATGAGTATACGTTTACCAAGCAGATATGGGTGCCGCGGAAGAAACTGCTCAAGTTTGGACCAACCGACGGCTCAAATTTTCATAACGATACGCACGAGCTCAATGTTATCATGGTTGCCTACGATGCGTTCGGCACGTTGCCGACCGACAATATTGCATATGTTGCATCGTTTAGCGATGTGTTCTATCGCGATCCATAGATAGGCTGCTCCGCGAAGCGGCGATGTTCACGCGTCGTGCACGAAGCTGCACGTAAGCGAACGGGTTCCTGGAACGAGCGTTCCATTTTAGAATCACTAAAAAAAAATAAAAAAAAACATTGTAAAATTTTTGTCAAACCCACAATCGCGTATGTGATTCTATTGCTTGTTTAGCCTGGGCCGTAGGGCCAAAGTGGTAGGGCCAATAGGGCCAAAGTGTTAAGATCTATATTAGGAGGACGCCATAATCTCAGCACGCACGTGCGCCGCGTCCTCCGCGAGGAGCCGAGTATAAGATACGAGCTCCGCAGCGATCACAGATGCCCCAAGATGGCCAACAATCAAACCGATGTGCTGTGTGGGATGTTGTCTGCAACGTTATCGGGGAGCACCACGCAACCCACGGAACAGTCCCAGCAGTTGACAGCGTTCATAATGCTTTGCGCGGTTTTTGCAAAAGCTATGTATTCCAGCTGGAAAAAAGCGAATCGGGATTCGAACATTACCAGGGTCGTATCAGCCTCATTAAGAAAGATCGTGGGACGATCGCCACCGCTATCGCCGCAAAGATCGGCGAGCACATAAGGTTTTCGATGCTTGCCACAGTGACCGATAATAAGACCAAAGAGGCGTTCTATCAGATGAAGGAGCAGACACGTGTTGCAGGACCTTGGTCGGACAAAGACTACGAGGCTCCGATCGTTGTGCCTAGGCAATGGCAGGTTTTGCAAGATCCGCTTAAGTGGCGACCGTGGCAGCGAAAAGTTCGCGAAATAGCCGAGACGTGGGATCCGCGAAGCATTCATTACGTTTACGATTCTCGTGGAAATATTGGCAAGAGTACCGTGGTCGGCTGGTTGCATTGCCATCGTATTGTTCAAAGGGTGCCGCCTATCACGAGTTCTGAGGAGTTGATGCAAGCGCTCATGGGTATGCCAGTGCGCGGGTGTTATATTATCGATATGCCGCGAGCTATGGATAAGAGAAAGCTGTTTGGCTTTTATTCGGGCGTCGAGGAGCTCAAGAATGGCTACATGTACGACAAGCGTTACCACTGGCGTGAGCGTATTATTGATGCACCGCAGATAATTATCTTCTCTAATAGGTTGCCGCCCAAGAGGCTTTTGTCTGCCGATAGATGGCAGGTGTGGCATGTGCTAGACGATCAGCTCGCAGTATATAATGACAGCCTTAAGGTCACTATCTCGCTACCACCACCTGATGGCGTACAAGCGCAAGTACAAGGCGGGCAAGAAGAAGACATGGTCGAAGAAGCGCAAGACGTACAGCCGCCCCAAGACCACCTTCGCCAAGAGGGTGAAACGAGTAATGATGAAAGTCTGCGAGTCCAAGAGTAAGGGCACCAACCATCAGAAGGCTGAGCTGTATCACAACCAGCCGGCCAATATTATGCACTTGAACGATCAGTCGGTCTCTGTGCCTTCTCAAGGAACTGGGGATAACCAGCGTGTTGGAGACCAAATAAATATTAGCGGCTATAAGCTGCGCATGCTCATCGGCCAGAAGGCCGACCGTCCTAACGTGACCTTTAAGTGGTGGGTGACTGCAGCACCGAGAGGTTCTAGTTATTCGTATAGTGCATGGTTTAGAAATGTCACCGGCAACGCGTTGTTGGATCAGATCAACACGGACTATGTCAAGG